CTTGAGTTGAAGCTTGTACTCTCCATTAGAAGACGAAGCATCAGCTTGTTGTTTGGCAACCTGTGCCCATTTCTGTTGAACGCTCCAAGGGGCCTTGCTAACCATTTCTGGAGTAAGCAGACCTTGTTCGGCAAGATTAGTGAACTGCTTATCAAGCCTATCCTTTGCCTGAGCATCGATGCTGTAGGTAGAAGCAAGAGTATTAAGCTTCTCACTCTGCCTGCCGTACTTTTTAAAGAGTTCAGCCTGAACGGCTTCGATATCTGCAATGGTAGGCTGCTTCTCGTTGAAGAAGTCCATAGAAGCCTGTTCAGCTTCTTTGAACAACATCTCTCGCTCTTGTTCTTCTTCGCTGAAGTTCTTCCGATTCTCAGCTGCTGCTTGCTCCCTAAGAAGCATGAATCTAGTCTTCCAGCGTTCACCAAACTTCTGACCGGAGACCGGTTCAATCTGATTTTCAATTGAAGTCAGATCATCCTCCGATAGCAGACCTGCATCGAAGTTATCTTGAAGATACTTCTGCATTACCTGCCAGGCCCCTCTCATTCCACGAGGAGAACCGTTCTCATCCACAGTGACTGAAACTTCATTCAATGCACGAGAGAGATTTTTGTCAACAAGAAATCTTTGAAGGGTGTCTTGTGTACTCTCTTCGGATTGAGTGATGCTGTATTGCTTACGAATGCCACCAATGATTCTGGCATCCGCATCCAGCATATCTGGAAATGCGTATTTGTTGAGCAGAGCGTCGTTGACTTCATTAAAGCCATTAATCTTGTAGAAGGTCTTTCTCAGCTCAGCCATTGCGACAGCAGCCTTAACTGGATCAGTAAAGGCCTCAGAAGGCGTAAATTCATTACCCTCCTTGTCGCGGATCTTGGTAGTGGTGTTGGTTTGAAATTCGTTCAGCAACCAGCTGCCATAGTTCTGACCCGCTCGTTGAACCATTGCAGTAAAGAAGCCATGCCTCTTGGCACCACTAAGACCACGTATCTTTTCAACGACTTCTTGAGGGGCTCCGCCTTGCTGTAGCCTCATAGCTACACTTGTCAGAGCATCGTTAGACCTATACAATGCCTCCTCATTCTGCTCATACTCCATGAGAGTAGCGAGAGGCACCCCATACATGTATTGGAGTTGCTTGCCTTCTTCAAAAGCCTTTTCTTGACGCTCCTTGGCAAAGCCGATAGCCAGCTCACCCAACGTATTGGAGAAGACTGCTAAGCGTTCAAGATCTCTTGCAGTTTGAGCTACAGGACCAGGCATACGGGGATCAATCGTTTGCCTTTCCATGTTCCGCATCTCATCTTCAAATACTCGACGACGGTTTTGTTTGTCGAGGTTGAAGATCAGGTCGCGGTTACGATCCTCTTGATTGCCAACACGATCAAGTGCTGACATGTAGTTAGCTTGATTTTGCTCCCCTTGACGTTGTGCACGCTCCATACCCCTTAGGGTCTGTTCACCTTGACGGGCGATACGTGCTGATTCGTCGGGGATATTAATAGGATTAAATCCACTACCTTGGGCGTACCCTTGGTATTTTCTTGGTTGCATTCTTACTTACCAAAATTATTTAGTCTTTAGACCTTGATATGTACTAATACCGCCAGCAATCCCACCAGCAATGCCTGCAACAATCCCCAAGGAGCTAGCCCTGGTTACCGTATTGACACCACGTACAGGTTCAGGACCTTGACGCGGCTCCAAGGGATCCAGGAAGACACCACGCGGGGTTCTCAGAGGTGCAGGACCATCAGGACCACGAACAGGTGCAAGCATGCGAGAGTTCTCAGCTGCAAGATCAGCCCCGTATTTGTTGAGAGCTATGTCTTGCATGTTCTTACCGGTCTGCCTACGAGCACTTACAAGACTTTCAGCGAGAACCGCTTGGTTCCTGCCGTACTGTGCAAGAACAGAATTGATTGCCTTACTGGCACTTCTGCCAGAGACACCCTTTGCTTGCATGAGACCTTCTTGCTGAAGCATCTCTACAACTGCATCCTGTTGATCGAACGAACTGCCAATCTCAATCTCACGTAGCCTTTGAATCTCGGAATCGTAAGCAAGACCAGCAGCTAGGTTGTTAAAGTATTTTTGTGTGTTGTAACGTTTTTCTGAGGCTTCAAATTGCCTCAGATTATTCAGGTACTCATAGTCTCTTATAGCCAGATTGTTTTCATATTGCTGCAGTGCAAGCGTATCTTGCAGCTGACCAATAGTTTCTTCTCTAGCTCGTTGTACTCCGACTTGGTACTTTACGTGTTCGTATTCTCTTAGCTGTTCAGCCCAGTCAAATTTGTATTTTTTTAGATCTTGCTGATACTGCTGCTCGATGTATTTGGCGTTTCTAGCGCTGGCTTCGTTTTGAGCATTGGATTGTCCAACAGCCCCTGCGATCCCAGCACCAGCTGCAATAACACCAGCAATAATACCGATTACCATTAATTACCTCCTTCGATAAAACTTACCAGAATAATGACCTTCCCAGTCAATTGAAATTAGGCTCACTGGGAATGGGCCAGAAGCCTTCAGTTTAAGTGTCATATTCTTTGACTTCTGATGCAGGGGTAGCGTGTACAGCCGTGATGTAGCCAAGGGCACGTCGTTGCCTTGATAGTAGTTAGCATCTGCCACGACAAAAGATTCCGTCCAATCAGACCTACCCTGTGCCTTCACAAGGAAGGAGAACTCACCAGTCAAACCAGTGCTGATCTTCAGTCTAGAGATGACAAGAGATCCAGTTAGATCTGCTGTCTGTCCGTTCTCACCACTACGAACATAGATACGTGGAATATCTACCTCCATGTCATACAGGTAACCCACAACTACTTGATCCTGTGATACGTCTTGACCATCAATAAATACATAGTCACCAGACCCGTCTGTAAGGACCTGTGAGGGCAGGATGATCAAACCGATATCCAAGTAGTTGCTACTGCCTGTAATGGCCTTACCGGCGACTACACAGGGCGTTAGCGTGGAGTCATGCTTGTACCCCAAATACACCTTGGTTCGGTCATTAACTGAGTCATAGGATCGAGTGGGGTTGAACTTCCACATATCAAGTCGTGGGTCAACAAAAACTCCTTCTTGCGTTTGAATAGCGGATGTTTCTGGGCTTTGCACCAGGTCGATTCGCTGTAGGACAACACTGTTTGCTTGCTTGGTAATGACATACATCGCATCCTCGTTGATGGCGTGATGTAAGACATTGCCGCTTAGTTGCCATCTAAACCAGGATTGAATTTCACGAGTCTCACCAGTGGTGTAGTACCTGAACAAGTAAAGGTACTTACTTGTACTCGAACCAAGAGAAAGGATCGAGTTTTGAGGACTACTGACGACCTGATCAATTGAGCTGGGGATCCATTCTGGAACAACACGGCTGATGTCAACCACAACAGGACTATCCTGATTCCCTCTTGTTTCCATTTCAAACACTCGCGTATACGAAGTAAGCTTTGAAATGAATGCCACAGTTGTTCCCAGATCAACAGGCTTGTTGAGCGGATCCATCTCATAATTAGAGATGGTTGTAACGCTCACGCTTGTTGGTGTGAATACCCCATTGTCTGAGGTAATCATGAACTGCTGTGTGCGACTAAATAGCACCAGCCCTTGTGCAGTTGGAATAACGGAAAAGAGCTTTGCTGGACGTACACTGGAGCAAGCGACATCAATAGGATCAGCTGCAACGGTGGTCACAGCTGTCTGGCTATAGAAGTTCAGGTAATCACCGGCTTGACTAAACGTGATGTTCTCATCACTCAGAGCACCAAGCCTATTGTTGTAGAAGAACAGTTGGCTAATCGTTGATCCAACAAAGGCTGGATCTGGATTGCTTAGATAGTCGCCAACAAGTCTCTCCTCCCATGCAACAGCTTCAAACAGGAACGTACCATTACTTTGCCTCACCAGTTGATGCGGCATGGTCGTCGGATCAAGACCAGCGCTAATGTTTGGTGCTCGTGTTTCAACCCATGCACCACCACCGTTGTACTCCTCATAGACAACATAGTAATCATCCTCTAAACGATTACTGTTGGCCACCTTTACCACACGTCCATTGCTGGAGATCTTGGGCAGACGGCTGATGTTCTCAACGGAATCCTGGTAGGCATACAAGGCATCACCTGCCTTACCACCAATCGCTTCAATACTGAATGCTGAAGTCCTAGACAGCTCTAGTGTGTTGTCCTTCTTGGTGACAGTCAGCCCACTGATACCCTTGCTATCGATCTGTGTCTTAAGGTCGTTGAGAATATCCTCATAGTTCAGGACTCTTTGAGGTGTGGTGCCTAGGGTGTCACTGTTTCTAGTGGTAACAGAAGCTGACGTACCATTGATGATGACCTTGTATTCGGCACTGTACTCAACAGACAGAATACGAACAGTCGCTTTTGTATTAGCTGTGTAGCTTGGAGCGGCTGTAGTGGCAACAGTCTTAGCGGTGTTCGTGATAAAGGTGTAGTCATTGACCGTAAGGACCTGAAAGTTATCTTTGGTAGTAGCAAGGTAGTTCTTAGCATTAGTACCATAGGCTACAGACACAGGAGAACCATCACTTAGTCTCCATACCTTTATCTCATTGTTTGATGCTGGTGATTGATTGCAGATTACAGCTACCAAATACTGCTCAACAGAGTCTCTGAATATCGTAAACATGTACGCATTATTCAAAGATGACGGCGTGATCAGGGTGCCATTAGCATTTTTTAATTCTGCAATAAACTTTCCACCAGGCCTCTTTAGCAATCCAAAGGTCGGATCAGGATATCCGTTTATCAAATCCTTGACTTGACCAGGAAGCTTCAGCTCATCTGTTTGCTGCGATACTCCCCTAAGGAAGTTAGAAATACGTTGGGATATTGCTGCCATGTTATCGAATCAGTGCACGGAATGGCTGGTAACTGGTGTAATAGTTGTCCCCATGTGGGAACCCAAAGATTGAGTATTGACCATCGTTGCAGTCAAACTCCAACGCTGACGACCTTGCAACAGCTTCACGTTGACTTAACATGTTGTACAAGTCACCATCGCCAACCATCTTGATGCACACCTCTGATGAGGCACGTGCAGTGATGTAGTCACGAATGGCTTGGGGGATGTCAACAAAATCGAATCCCCAAATGATGTCGCAGTAGACCGTATCCGCCTCTAACCATTGGTATGTATGGTTGGTTTTGTCGTACAGTTTACCGCTACGGATTACTGCATCAACGCCCTTATTTTCAAACCGATCACTGAGATCGATCGACAGAACGTTGGCTGGAATAACAATCTCATTGTTAGTATCTGGAGTCATTGGATACTCGTACTCTTTGTTAAAGCTCCAACCTTCTCCCTGTACTTCACGAGTGACGTTCTGAAGGGTGCCATAAGCAATGGCTACATCAGGGTTGGTTTCATCCAGAGTAGTGACAGGAGCCTGCCCTACTGCTCCGAGTATTTGATTTACGGCAGCCAGTTCGGTGGCCACTAAAGAAGTAGGAAAACTCATTACTATCACTTAAGAATAAAAAAAAGGGGAGCCATCAAGACTCCCCCGGAAAATCAAACGTTGGTGATGTTGCACTCAACACCAGAGTATGCAGTACGGAGGCCTTTGGTGACCGACTTCACAGCCGAATCAGCCACAGCACTTCCATAACCCTTGCGGGTCTTTGCCACAGAGATGCGCTCAGCATCAGTGGTGCACACACCGTTATCACCCTTTGCTACAGAAGCAGCCATGATATACCTCAGTTGGTGTAGTTAACAGTCGCAACCCTAAAGGTTGCATTACCACCACCACCGGTAACGGTGAGGATATCGCCAACGCGATAACCATCACCACCGTTAGCGACAGTAGCAGCAACGTTGATGACACCTCCGGTAACAGTTACGGTCAACGTGCAGTCCGAACCATTGGGATTGTCATCAGTAGTTGCCAGAGTACCTGCGGTATAGCCAGTTCCCCCACTGATACGGGTCACGGAGGAGACAGTGCCTCCTTCACGACCAGGCTCAATAGGAGGCCGAACATTGAAGGTCTGGCTTGTAGTAACTCCAACTCCATCAACAGTTGCGAGTCCCATTTGCTTACCCCCTTATCAGCTACGAGCCGATTGCAGCTCAATAGCAGCAGCGGGGTTCAGGGTGCCACAACCCATAGCCAGGCGGCCAACGATCACGTCGCCCTGATACAGGACCGACACGTCACCACTGGTCACTTGAACCTGAGGACCAATGGCCTCCACAACACCAGCAGCATCCTTCTGATAGATCAGACCGCAGTGGGTCGAGAAGTCACCGCTGTAGTTGTTGTTCTCGCCAGTAACGGACGAGATGTTACCAGCCAGGAACGGCAGGTTGTTGGAGCGTTTGATCTGGATACCAGCAATCTCATAGAGACCACTGCCAGATTGCAGGTTGCCAGAGGTGTTGCCATAGTCCCGGTTCAGGATGTTGGTATCGACCTGCGACACCAGGGCATAGTACTGACGCGGGGACAGCACAGCCACACGGCCCGTGTTAGGAACATTCTTCTCATCCATGATGCTGGCAGCCTCGAAGAAGGCATCCACCAGAGCCTGAGCGTCGTACTCCTTGTTAGCACCCAGTTGGATCACCGAACCACCAGGCTCAGGGCCAGGGGTAGCAGTGATGGGGTGTGCTTCACGAGCAGCTTTGGCGATCATGCGGAAGATCTTCTTGTCGTATGCCTCAGCAAGGGCATAACCGATCTTCTTGGAGATTTCACCACGGAGATCGTAGTGAGCCAGGGTCTCGTCCAGGTCATACACAAATGCAGAGCTGACGAGCAGGTCATCACAAACGATGGTCTTCTCTGCCACAGGGGGATCACCACTGCCCAGGATCGGGGTGCCAGGGGTGTGATAGCCAGCCTGCATACGGCCAGTGAAGATGAACTGCATCGACTTCCCATTCTTCAGGGTGCGACGCATAACAGTGTCACGAGCGATGGTGGCCGCTTCATAGGCCTTGAAGAGTTCGCCCGAGAAAAGCTTCAGGTAAGTTGCGTACTTAGTATCATACGCATTAGAACCTGCGGTGCTGGATACAGCTTTATTAAGTGTACCCAGTACGGTTTGAGTAGTGTTAGCCATTAAAGTAGAGAGAATTAAAAGTTAAGGTCTCTCCAAGCTTGGAATTTTTTGCGCGATATATTAATA